GTTGGTAACCATTATTTAATTGACCAACTTCTCTAATGTGCAAGCTTTCTGATAAGTTACGAAAGTCAATACCTTCTGATCGCATGTTTTATTCATCAATATCACCTGAAACTAATGAACCTTCCAATGCATTATTGTTTGCATTTATTTCTGCACTATCAACCGGTCCATTGTCCGGATAGAATGTTTTTAATTTTACTTCAGCCATTTTCTTCTCCTATCTGTAGTAATTATGCGAATATAATTGTCCGCCCCAATAGCTTAAAACTACTTGGTCACTACTTTCACTCAGCAACGCAGGTACTCTTGCACGAATTGATATTTGTTGTGTACCTTTTGAAATAGGTATTTGTACACTTATATTAGTTGTAAAGAACATCTGAGATAATGCAGGACATAAGTAAACAACAATACCGTTGACTAAAACTTGCCATTGTACACGCTTTCTAGCAACCTTTGTTGATGTAAAATTTTTGTAATAAGCCCAATATTGTGGAATGAAAGTATGACACTTCCATTGAACATGTAGCATTCCTTCTTCTGTATCGATACTATCGCTAGTTATTTCAAAAAAGCTATCACCTTGTGCAAGAGGAGGTTGTGTATAAACATAGCCTCTAATTCTATTACCTCTTGGGTTTTCATCACTTATGTTTGTATTAAAGTTAGTATCATTTGTACTATCAGCAAAAGGTATATGAATATTGTCTGATGTTTGTGCTGTACCTAATGCTTGACCATTGACACTGTTTGTACCAATACAGTCTTCAGGTAAATTATCTCTATCCATACCACCATTTACAACAGATGTGTAATTAGAATATGCAATATCAAATTGCCTACCTTCTACAATACAGTCTCTTTCAAATGTGGTTTTACCCCATCTGTATCCCATTACTGCACCCCCTTTCCTTTTATGGTTTTCTTGGCATCAACTTGATATTCAACAGAGTAACCAACAAATTCAAACTGCCCAACAACATCTAACTCAAAAGCAAACTCGGATAACGCACCGGCTGCGTGTATATCATACCTCACCTGAGTAAGAAGTTTATCCTGAAAATTAACCTTATCAAAGCGATATCTATCATCATCATATATTGGCTGGTCTTTATGGTCTGCTCTTTGCATTGTTTGCGTACCTGCTGCGTATCCAGTTTCCCAACTTCTATCTTTATATACTTTAACATTGGGTGTAACATCACCTTTTGTTAGCACATATAAGTACAAATATTTAACATACTTCTTTTGTTGAGGCAAACCAAAGTCCAACCAAGCACTTCTAAATTTACTACTTACACCTTCTTTTTCTGCAATATCGTCAATACCTGGTCCGGTAAATTCATATCCATCGATCCGATATCCTGATATTACAAATAGACCACCTTTTGCAGGACCACTTGATGGACGACTAAAACCTGTATATACATTGTTAAGGTCATACCCGCAGATAAAATTACCATCTTTGTCAGTTGTAATGCTCTTTACAGGAAAACTATCGCGTTCTGAGAATGTGCCGTTATCAACATGATATACGATACCTTTGTTTAAAAATGTTTGACCATCAATGCAAAAGTAATAATGCAGCTCTCTCTCACGCTGGCTGTAGGCACCAACTGCAGCAGGTAATTTATCACGACTTGCTCTTTCAAAAAACTCCTGAATTGGCTGACTTATCTTTTCTAATTTTAAGTCTGCACCACCATCAAGTCCACCACGAAGCAAGTATATACCGTCTTGTGACATAAATGAAAGTCCTAAGTTTGGTATCGGTACAATGGTGTGAGGTGATAGCGTACCTACACCTTGAATGAACGGCACCAAATTAAACCCATTCACGCTATCACCTCTAATAAGGTCTATTGCATTCTCTCTGAACACCAAGAGAGAGTTGTAATATGGTGCCAGACCCGTTATATCCCCACCTTCACGCGTACCCACCTCAAAATAAGCCGATGCTGCATATGTATCCGGTTGCAGCGGTTGTGAGTAGTACAGTCGAGTAGGGTCCATCTCACCACCATCGATGAATAAAACATTTTTAAATGTTGCTGAAAAACGACATGCTGGTGACGGCATAAGTACAGATGATGTAGCACTTGGTGCTTGTGAAGCTAGTTCAGAATCAGCAGCAAAGTCAGTATAAGTTTCGTCTGAGTTATTATTAATTTGTCTAACAAAGAAAAAAGTATTACCGTCATTTTTAGTTCTATATAAACGCCTTGCTTTTGTTCCATTAGGACCTGTAGGTATATCAACAATTAAACCAGTTATTGGTACACCTGTGCCTGCACCTCTTGTTGTTGTAGCAGCAGTGACTTGTATTTCATTTGACTCTTGACTAAGTGGTGACTCAGAACCTGCTTCATTTACAAAACTTACTTTGTATTTATGTCTTGTTGTTTCACCATTTGTATCTGATGTAACACCTCGATATGTATCACTTTTTGCAGTCCATATTTGGTCATTGAACATACTATCAGTACTATCAAGAAATGTTTGTGGTACATCATCAGGATCGCCAACACTTCTTACAACAGGTGTTCCAGGTATTTGTCGCCAACCCAAGTCATATATTCTATCTGTATTTTGTGAACCTCTAAATTTAAGAGGTCCATCAAGTCCATTTGTAATAATACAATATCGACCAAATGGTTCGTATGATGTATGAGGTTGAGTAGGTGTGGGCTTCTGTCGTCCGGTTTTTAATGTAATAAGGTTTTCACCACTTGGGTTAAGTAATAAAAGCCTTCCATTTGTTTCATACAAGAAATTTTGTCTGGCACCATTATGCTGCTGAAAACAATAGACACTATCTACTTCTCTTTGTAGTGCAGCTGCGAATGGACCAAACTCATTTTGGTTTGTAAAAAACTTTTCGAAACCTAACATATTGTGCCAAGCACGGGTCTTGGCATCATATTTAAAATTTTCTAACCTGTTTGCTGAGTTATCTGGTGCAGGTATACCAATATAAACTCCACCAAGGGGTAGGACCTCAAACTTTTGGTTTGTTTTCATAATTATGCTCCGTCTTTACCGGCGACTTTGGAAAGGTTGCGATAAGGACGAAGACGAAGAGGACCACTTTTAAAACCATTTTTGATGTAAAGTGCTGAGCGCTGAGTAAGCCATCTTTCTTCTATCTTCTGCAATTCCTTATCAGCTTTTCTTTCATAATACACTGCTTGTGTATCTTCACCATGTTTAAATAATACTTCCTGACATGCTCGATAAACGATATAACGATGTGTATCGTATGGTGACTCAGGTGTGTCAAAGTCATCTACAAGCTTGACTGGATAAGATATGTACCGAATGTTTATTGGCGTTTCCACAGTTGGTCGTGGATGTAACCGAATGCGCCATCTGGTAGTAATAGGTGCCTTGTGTCTTGCAAGCATTCTAAGCTTATCTACCGTATCAAGAGTAATGTTTGCTTGTGGCCAGTCTCTTTGCACATCATAGTCATCAATTAAGAAAAATGACATGTCATCTTGCTGAGGTATTTCAGTATATCGAGGACCGGCTAATTCTCTAAAAAAGTCTTCTTGATGTGTTGTACTATTGAAACCTGCCACGCTTTTTAGTCGTACATAGAAACGCTTACGAAGTCCTGCAACATTAAATTGTCTTGTATCAAGTGTATTGAAACGAGGAATGTTGTTTCCTTCACTAATTACTATTTCTTGTGCATCACTGATCGGACCTTCAACACCGTGCCAAACATATGCCATTGCAAATTCATATGTTCCTTGTGGCCATCCTGGTGTACCAGAGGTAGTTTCTACAAAAAAGTCTTTGTTTGCTCTTGGTATGAAATGTGTCACATCTTGGTAACCGCTTGGTTCACGATCGTATGCAAACCACATTGTAGGTGTTCCAGTGATGTCGTACCTGTAATTCGCTTGTTCTTCACTAACACGCGTCAAATTAAATATATGTCCTAGTGCATTACCAAGACCGCTTCCTGCTTCGTCAAGGTTTCTGATACCTACAGAAAGAATTTGAGCGCAGTCTTTTGGCAACATTAAATATCTTTGCAATGCCTGACCGGTAATGGTAGTTGCACCTGCTGGACCTGCCCAGTTTGCAAATTGTTTGTTGTAGCTCATCTTGCTAACATGTAGTTGTGAGTTTCCGTTATCAATTTTGTCGATCACATAAATACCGCTGTTAGCGGCTGTGGTTGTGTCTGTAATTTTAAGGATGCTTCCTTCATGCGACATTTGACCGGAATTAAAAACTTGACCTATTCCTGTTGCATTATCTACACCTTCTATCATATTTTGTAGAAATGCGTTACCTGCGTTTGGTGTAATTGTAAGGTCTGTTTGTGTTACATCAGGTAATGTGTATGTGTCTAGACTTTTTTGTGCAAAAGTCCAAGGTTGTGTCATAAAGAAGTTTAGATAAACTTCATTGATGATATTATTAATTTCATTATTATATGCTGTCACATCCGGATTGTAGTCAATGATGTTTGCGACCATGTCGCGCATTTCTTTCAAGTTCATCTCTGCCTCTGTTTAAAATAAAGGCCCGCCCGGAAAGGGCGGGCCAAATTATATTCACTTATTCGAGTTAAATGAAACTAGAATTGCTTAAGAACAATTACATCAGCAGCATTAGCAGACGCAGTTGTCACAACATACCCAAGAGCAGGAATTGTTGAGGTGTTAGCCAAAACATCTCCACGACCTGCGGTACTTGTACCAACAAAGCGTTCACCAATAGCAGCACCTGTAGCGATGTTAGCAGAGGCTTTAAAACCTTTGATAACAACACGAACTTGTGCACCTGAGTCAACTGATTGGTCAGCAATACCGATTGCAACAGCGGTTACCCCAGCATCAGTTTTCAACTTCTTGACATATGACATCTTGTCACCATCGGAAGTTTTACTAATGTCGAGACAAACGAGGTCACCATCAGTGATTGATTCAGAAGCAAAGAATGTTTCCAACTCTTGTCTGTTTGAGACTTTAACTGAGTCTTCACCAACTCCACTTTCATCAGAAGCGAATAATTTTTGAATTAATGTACTTGTAGCCATGATATCCCCCTATTAGCTTGCAGCTGTTTCCGCATCTACAAGGATACCTTGTGACGCTAAATGTTCGAAGTAAACCTGCATACGAGTATAAACATTCGCTGATCGAGAAGCATAACCAGAAACATGTTCAAAGTCATCCATTTCGAACTGAGCGGCTGAGTCGAAACCAAGCTTCATGTAACGAGTATTTAGGAAGTAAGCAGAAATAATACAGTCACCAGTAGGTGTTGCACTTGGGTTTTGTACATCTGAACCAAGGAATGGAGTAGCAACAACCATTGCACCATTAAATGCTAATGCAAGTCGTCCACCATCAAGAACCTTTTCATCGATGTATCGTTCCTGGTTGAACAATAACTGTTTATAAGCCTTGTAAAACTGAGGAGAACAGATGATAAGGTCTGGAGCTGATCCGTCTGGAGTATTCAATTGACAGTTAATGTAAAGGTCTGTCATATCTGAAATTGCCAAAGAGTTACCTGCAGTTCCATATTGGTTTTGCAAACGAGAGAAGGTCGACTTAGCAAGTCCACCAACAGTACCTGCTGTTTGAGAACCAAATGCACGGTTTTCGAAGAAACCGGTAGTTGAACCACCACCATCAGCCCCACCAGCAACAGCATCGTCCATTCCGTTGAATGTATTAAGGTTACTAAGGATTGAAGAAGCGTTAGCAAGAATTTGCTTTTCTACTTCTCGTTTAAGTGCACCCATTACAGACTTCATACGAGCTTCAGCGATATCGATGATAGCGCGTTCGCCTTTGTTTGAAAGTTCTTCCGAACGAGTGATAACAATTGGAGCTACAAAGTCGCACCAGTTAAATTCAGCTTGACGCAAAGCATCTTTTACTGCCAAATTAACAGGTTCATATCCGCTGTCCAATTGAGTGATTGAAGAATGTTCTTCAAGAATAAGTGGTACATTTAATTTTTGTCCACCGTCATAAGTTACGACTCCGCCACGCTCACGCATCTTGTCTAAAAGAGGTGTTGCTTGATAAAGCTGGTCAACCTCTTCGTCCAAAAGAATACGGAGAGTCGATGAGAGTACATCATTTGATATAGCCATAATATTCCTCCGCTATAATTTTTTGTCTTGTTGTCATAATATTGTTTGTTTGTTTGCATCTGAATTGTTCCCGAAGGAGTTTCTGCAGCTTGTCCTCTCGTGATGCGTGAAAGGGGCTTGTCATTAAATACGGTTTTTTTTCCTTTTTATCCACCTTTTTGTGCTTTTAGCCATGCATATATCTCATGACCTTTCTTAAGATGTTTAGGAACCTTCTTAATATCTCTAGCTGTTGAACCTTGCGAAAGCTTAAGACCTACCTCTCTCATTCTACTAGTCCGGTTTGATAACTCTTCTTTGAGTTGACGGTTTTGTTCTGTGAGTGATCGACCTTTAACAATGTGATAAGCATCCTCAAGTGAAATATTTTCATTCGACTTCAACATATCTGCAATTTCTTTTTTGTAGTCCATTAAGTCAGGGTTTTCTGACTTAAATTTATCGAGTTGAGCTCGTTTGTTTAAACGATGTTGCTCTTCTCTCATAGGCTGCATCATTTCTTGCAGTCTTGCTGCGACCTCTTGTTGTATTCGAGTCTCGAAAGACTGTGTATCATAAGGGTCAAGCTCTACAGTTTCACCAGGTGTATTCTGTGCTATAGCATCAGCACCTTTCATTAGACTTTGTTGTAAGTACTCAAGTTGTCGGCGTTGTTCTGCCAATTCTTGTGTCTTACGAGTGTAGTCTGCACGAATGTTGCTAAGCAATGCACGGGCATCATCAGGTAATTCTGAAACTACCTTATTATAATTGATACCTTTGTGGCCACCTTCATCTAAACCTTCTACTTCAGTCAATGTTTCCAATGACATTTCTTCCGGTATTGCCTCTGCTTTTGCTTTATCAAGGGCTTCACCTACTCGGTCTCGTCCTTGATACGACTTATGTTTACTAGTACTTTCTGTCGTCTCTACTGTTTCACTTGTAGTTTCGATGTCAGTCCCAGCACTTTCTACTTCCACTGCGGTGGGGTTGTTGACTTCTTCGCTCATGTTTGCCTCCTATATTGTTATGCTTTCATGCGAGCCATAAATAATTCTTCTTCGTCTTCCCCTTTTGAAGGGTCGACCGTACTTACTGATATTGCCTCTCCTGACATCTCTTGAACAGGCATATCCATTTCAGCTTGAATATCACCCATTCCTTGAGGTTTGTTAAGAAAAGCTTTAAAACTTTTGTCCTGTGATGCAGCGTCAATTTTACCTGCGATCATTTTAAGGTCAGTATCATTTTCGACACCTGATAGGTCGAATTTGTAGTCATCCAAACCTGCATCTGTCACAGCTGCATTTACCATTTCTAAGTTACGCAAGAACTCAGGTGGTAAAACCTCAGGTGCTGACTTGAAACGCGGATATGTTGGTGCTTTAAATACACGGTTTGCTTGATTGAGTGCATCTACCAAACGGTTAAGTCCGTTAACAGAAAAGTCACCACTTAAACCTGAAAGTGCTTCTTCTTCCATAGCGTCCATTTCCTTTGCTTTCATCATTAATTTAGACTTCAGCATATCTTCATCCATCAATGCGTCTTGGTCCATTTTGTTTCTCATTTCTTCCATTATCCCTCTCCGGTGTTAAGAATTGCTTGTAAATTATTTGGTCCTGTCGGTTGCATTCCTTGTTGTAGTTCTACAGCGTCAGGTTGAATTGCAGCACCCGATGCTTTTGCTTTTGCTGCTGATATTTGGGCTTGAGCAGCCTGATTGGCTTCCTCAATAAAGCTTTCAGGTAGACCAAGAGCTCTTACCATCTCAGCGAGAAGGGTTGAAGCAGGTACACCTAAACCTTGTAATGTTGGTATTGACTGGATAAATTCACGCTTTCTCACACTTTCACTGATCGGTGTGCTTGCTTGGTCCTGAGCAAATACTTGGAAGTCACCTCTCAAGTCGCTTGCTTTAACCACCTCATCACGGTTGTCAATTACTACAACGTCACGGGTGTTGTCTTCTTCCATGTACATTGCCAACATAAAAATATAAATACGAGCCAACTCTTCAATGGTTGCATCTCGTTCTCTTGCCAGTCTACCTACCTCTGACGATGAATAGGCAGCAAGTGCGGCTATTTCTGTTGCTGAAGAACGAGTACTTTCACCTCTTGTAAATGGTGCTAAGATTGACCCTTTGTCTTTGTCCCTTTGCACTTGTTGGTAGTATTGTTCGAGTTCGGGGGGTGTGGGGTTCTGAGGTAAAGTACGAATAGCACCATTAAGGTCATCATCATCAACCTCAATAAACAGTCCATCAATACCTGATGTAACTTGTGCCATACTTTCTTCATCAAAGGTACCTCGCTTTACAATATATTGACGAGATGCTTTGCGAACACCATTAGCCTGAAAGGTTCTAATTAAATTTGTTTCATATATCTGGTCATATATTCGTTTCATTGCTGAATATCCTTCAATAGGACAGTCAGGCTTTCTATTAAAATAAAAAGGTACGATTGGCACAACTGGTTTGTTTTCATTATCTCTGAAAGGTATCATTTCTTTGTCCAAGAATTTTTCACCCATTGCCCAGTTTGGTGTGTAAAAGTATATCTGATCGTTCACCAGGTCATAAAATTCTATTATTTCAATATAACGAAACATCTCATCAGTACCTGAATAAGACTTCATTGAATCGTCTGCTTGGTTCATGTACTTGGTGAAGTAGTCTTTCTTTTCAACCGGTTCGTATTCTTTGTTACCAAATTTTGCTTTTGCTTCATGTAGAGGTATGTAGTATCGATGTCCCATATATCGCTGGTCTTGCAATCGCTTGGCATCTCTATCAAGGATAACATCCCAACAATTGACCGCCATCATATCCATACGCTTATAAATGTCCTCAGAATCAATTGGAAGCATTTTCATAAATGCCATAGGGTAAATTAATGCAAGACGAGAAGCGTCCTCTATCGTACTTCTGTGTTTCACCAAGAAGTCATTTGCAAGGGTTTGTGCTTTACGGCTGTCACCTACACCTCTAACTGATTGTTTAAATACGACACCTGGGTTGCGAGAGAACAGAGATGCAATATAACTTTCAATATAGCCATAAGCATCTGAGGTTTGTACTAGAATTTGCATATCGCTATCTAGTTGTTCCTTATCCCAGAAGTCAGTTTCATATGCGGACTTGTATTGCCACATCTCTCTTTGCATTTCATCCCAATAGCGATCGTGTATCTCTAAAATTCTTTTTACATCTTTTGGTTTAATATTGTAAGCCATTATTGTCCTCGTCTTCTAAAAGGTAATGGGCCGCGTGCTCTGATACGACGCGCCTTTGTTTTTCCAATGAAGTCTTCCATTAATTGTTTTCGCACCTCGTATAAGGAAGGTGCTGGTTTTATCTTTGCTCCCCATTGTGCGAGACAATAACTGATAACCATATCGTCTGTTCCGCCTTTGGGATGTGATGGTGCACCACCGTCGTTGCATATTGTATTCCTTAATTCTGACCACAATGTGCTTTCGAGCAAGTTAATATGCCCCTCACACATTAATTCACGCACATGGTCATAAATAGCCATTTTATTTTCCTTTCGTGTATTCCAGTCCTTACCAGTTTTGGTTTTGTAAAGGTTACGCATACCAAATTCTTTACACCGATATAGGACTAGTGAACCAGGACCATTAGCTTCTATGATAGTATACGGCTCATTGAACTCCCAGTAAATATCCCATATTTTATCTGCAAATTCTGCTGGTGCTATTTTATTACTACGATAATGGTAAACCGGTTGCAAGGTCGTTGCTGACACCACTGTAATAGCTGAGTAGTCATTACCTCCACCATGTGCCACATCAACACCCATAGCGAACCGATCGCCTGGTGCCGGCTCACAATACCACTTATCATCACCACCCAAGTCAAGAATATCAATGTTATCAAGAATATCTGTAGGAAAGTAGACATTGCTTGTGGTCATAAAGGCTTCATCAATGGTGGTAGGAAACTCTCGTTTAAATTTTTCTATACCCATTGTCGAAATTTGTGTACGACGCCAGTACATCTGCTGCTTTTGCAAACCCAGCTCTTGCATCAAATGGACCTCTTCTTCAGTCATAGGAGGTACACCATTCTGACCAAACATACTTTTCTTTTTATATAAGACATGCTTGTACCATGGGAAGAAACAGATATGCCAATTGTTACGGGGTGCTGCCATACACAAACGATGATAAGCGTCACCCGGTCCATTGGTGGTTGTTTCTATAATGACTTGTCCTTCACCAACTGACGCAATTGTGTTTGCAAGGAGTTCATCTTGGTTATCAAAGAATGCAAATTCACTGATATGAGCCGAACTAAAAGTAAAAGAGCGAGTTGCTCCTCCCTTACCTCCACCGGTAAAGCTTCGAAGTTCTGCACCTGTGTCGGAGAACTGAAGAGTTCGTGCACTCTGCTTTTTAAGTTTTCGCTGGAGTGGTTTAGGCATTGAGAAGTAGAAGCTTTTGTCGATGGAATGCAAGTGGTCTGCACTGTCTCGGGTGTAGCTAATGATCGCGTGTCTTGTAGGTTCTTGTTGGACATAGCATTTCCATAAAAAATATGCCCTGATGAGTGTAGAGCAGCCTATTTGACGGGCTTTGCAAACGACAATGCGTTTATGTGTCATCAGTGCATCGAGTAATATTTCTTGTTCATCATTGAGAACAAAAGGCACAAGCTTGTTTTTGGACTTATCAAATACTTTTAAAAATTTAAAAAAGTCTCGTGGCTCTTCTCTTAGTTTCTGTAAAAGCGGCGCAGGTATCTTCAACGGCTTTGCCTCCTTATCATAAAGAGCGCATCATATAGCACCTTTTCAAAACCTGGGCTTTGTAACTCTAAAATTAAAAACAGTTGCACTAATTCGTCTTTGGTCATTTTTAATAATTCATCGCGTGTATCCACCTTTCTACCTCCTCTGGATGTGCTTTGTTATATTTGATAATACTAGTCTTGTCCGCCTTCTAACACTTGCAAGATATCAGCAAACCCTTCATCAGAACCAAATGTCTCACGATACTTTATCAACACCTGACACAATTCCATAAAGGTACGAGGTGACATCTTCCAGTCATTCTCATCATTATTCTTTACTGCAAGAAGCATCACACTTTTGATGACGCCCTCTAGGTCACCTGCATGTATAGCCTTTTTCAGTCCAGCCTTGTAATTTAAACTTTTTCTAGCAATAGCCTTTTTTGTCTTATCATTCATCAGAACTACCCTCCTCTATATATGCACGCAATTTTTCCACTGCGCGATTGAGGCGTTTATAACTAGTGGATACAGCAACACCATGTTGGTCTGCAATCCACTGAAATGTTTTGCCCTCATAATAATACCACTCAACCGTTTCGCGTAACACAGGTTTTAACCTCGTCAACGCATGAGCCAATTGGTCCATCCTGTCCCACCGCCTCTCACGCTTCTCCTCATCTTCTTCTTCAAAGGGGTTGTACACATATCCATTCTGTGTTGCTACCCAGTCGAAGAGTTGCGGATCGCCGGTTGTCCAGTGTTTTCTATAGAAACGCCTATCGCTCTTATCCATCTTTGTCCATCTTGCCATATATACCATGCTCTGCCTCTGCCACTTATATATATATCTTGTTTATTTAAAAAGTATATGTAAATATTCTAAGAATATTGTATTATTATATATATCGCTTTTCTGCCTAGGAGTATTTTTTTATGACAATTTTTTTCGGGTGTATATTCGGACTATGCTATCTACTACTAGCGACCAGCGCATTAGGGACCTACCCTATCCATAACACAGATACTAGTAGGCCTATCTGTAGATATATTATATCACAGAGCGGATACTATTTACAAAAGAAAGTGGTATCACCTTCTCTTTTTTTTTATTGTAAGAGAGGTGATATTAAATTCTAGTTATGCATGTTCCATTATCCAGATACCATTATCATTGAAATAGACCTTATAAGCAGGGTCATCAATATCATATGAGTGGATACAACCATCTATCAAAACATCTATCATTTCAATTGAATATTCAATATCATCAATAGACTCAACTTCTTCTGGATATGCTTGTCTATACCGCTCGACTATCAAACCCCTGATATTCCTTAACTTAGACCTTAATTCTATTATTTGACCTTCCATTTCCTGGATATAATGGTCATTTGTATTGACTTTTGTTTCAAACACTTTTATCTACCTCATTTGAATGTATTAGTTGAATTTGCCTTTTTTATTAGGCATTTATATTATATCAAGTTATTTTCAAACTTACACAAATAAAAGCAAAAGAAATAAAATATCTTTTCTTAGATAAGTTATACAATGATACTGATACAGGGTATGATAGATATACGGTATCTACTCGTAGACTGATGTGTTCTGTGGTAAGATAAAAATGAATGGTAATTCATAATAGGTTATCACAGATAATAAATGAATGGCTATTCAAAATGTAGACTCGCTTGGTCTTTATCCTGGTCCATCGCGTTTTTGCTTGTAAATTCGATCGGTCGCTCGGTTAATGTAGTAACCTTGATGTGATAGACGCGATGATAGATAATGAGATGAATGACGGGTAAAAGAAAGGGTCGGACAAGCCGACCCTTCTAAACACTCGCAACCGGTTGTTATACCAATTCTGCAGTCAGTGTGTGGTTGTAGTGAGGGGGTTGGAATACTTCCATTGTATCATCTTCGTATACAAAGACTTGGTCATATCCGTTCTCATCATAGAATATTTCGTATGTGAGATATGCTTGTTCTTTGTCTTCATCATATCCCCAGTTGACTAGTTTAGCTTCATCAATGCGGTGTTGATAAGTGTTTGTCTGGGTTGTTGAATTAAAGTGTTGTGTGATAATAATAGTTTTTCCTACTAACATATGGCCTCCTTGGTTTGCCTGTGTATATTATATCCTTTGCCTATCGCAGTTACATTTATTGAGCGTCTTGGTTTTCTGTGTGTTCCAGTGCCAAGTCTTGTGCTTCATCATATACACCTTCACCGATCCGTGAAAGGAGTTCTTTGATATATTCTTCTTTGCTTGCCGGTGTTTGGCCTTCAAAGGAGTTGAGGTAGTCGTTGTAAGATGCATCTAAAGTTGAAATGAATTGTTGAATTGTCATATTATCTCCTTGTGTTGTATTGACATTATTATTATACCACTAAAGTTTATTGGTTGCACTTTATGTATTATTTTTATTTACCTACCCGTGTTTATGTATTTGACTGCTTGAAGGAATAGACTGTGCCAGTCGTCCATTGTGAGAATGGGTATGTTTTGCATGTATTCCCATACTTCATCAGGAACAGGTTGTCCTATGAATTCTTCGAAGTCTGATCGGTTTAAATTGAGTGATGCGTTTT